CCGATGCACCAATGCTTAGCACAAGCGCTGGAACATACCAAGCGATTTATGGTCGCAAGGTCTGGTCACAATTGAACCAAGAGTTCAATGCATTTTCAATCATGCCTAAGAAACCGTGGGAGAAGTCTGGCTGGAGAATCATTACTGGTAAGCCATCCTTTACTAAGGGTGGCGGTGTTGCTGAAAATGCAACCCTACCAGAAACTACCAAGCCAACATTCCTGCATGTTGCTGCCAAACCAAAGACAATTGCTCACACATTTGATATGAGTGAAGTAGCAATCTTCCTTGCTGACAAGGATGATGGTCTTGGCGACATCCGACAAGTGCTGAAGGAAGAAATGGGTAAGCACCACGCTGACCATGTGAACCAAATGCTCACTACAGATGTTGAAACACCTGCTGGAAACGACTTTGAATCTCTTGACCGTCTAACTACAGACCCTGACACCATTAACAACGCAAATGGATATGTCTCGGCTAACACTGACAACGACATGTATTCCATCACTCGTGATGGTGGTGTTGACTTCCACAGTGCTGAAGTAAGTGCATCGGGAACATCGGGAACAAACCGCACCCTTTCACTTGACCATCTGGACACCATCTTCCAACAAGTTTGGACTCGTGGTGGTAATCCAAAGGTCATCTTTACTGGATACGATACACTAATGCGTGTGCAACAATTGCTACAATCGCAACAGCGTTTCATGGAGACCAAGCGTGTCACCCCATCATTCAATGGTGTTAAGGGTGTACCAGGTATTGAGGCAGGATTTATTGTCGCAACCTACAACGGTGTTCCTATCATTCCTTCTAAGGATGTCACAACTGACGGAATCAGTCGTATGTATTATCTTGACACTGATTACCTATGGTTTCAAACCGCAATTCCAACGCAATACTTTGAATCTGGTATAGAATCTGGCGACCCATTCGCAATTAACCGCTTGGGTCAGGAAGGTCTTTACCGGACAATGGGCGAACTCGTTGTGTCCTTCTTTGGCGCACAAGGGAGTATTCGTGACCTTTCTTGAGGTTGCTTGGATATGAAAATAATGGAGGAATAAATTATGGCAGTAACTATAACAACAGGAGCAGGATTGAACACATGGGCCACAGGCCTAGAATTGGAATTATATGCCGGTTCTCCAGACAACACTGTCTGGTCAGGAACCGATTACCCAGGTGGACTTACAGCATTTGAACCACGACAAACTGATGGTGCAAAAGTAGCAGGTCTTAAACTATTAACTGGCACAGCAACAATTCTTAATTACAAAGCAGCGGCAATTACATTAAAATTGACTGGTGAAGCAACACATATTGTTTCATTCATGCTTGGAAGCCCTGGCACAGCCGACCACTCAACAACTGGTCTTGGTAGTGGAGTTAGAGGAGTACTCAGTTCAACCGTCACTACAGGGTTGAATGACACACTAACTTTGACATTCCCAGGCGGCGTCTCCGATAACGCTACAGCAGATGTTCCTATTTGGCTTGTCTGCGCTTGAGGTGATTCATTTGCCTACAATCGTATATCCAGGACCATTACCACAACGACGCACGCGATGTGGAACATTATATCGTGGACAACCAGTGGAAATCACATATGCTCAATTACTTCTTGTTCAAGGACAAGTGACAAACGGATACATGAAACTAGTAGGAGAACCAACAGAACTACCTGCAGTGGCGGATGAAACCGTTGACGCAGGTAATGACGGAATACCTGATGAAGGATGGACTCGTAATGACATCATTGAATGGTTGAAGACACGGGAAGTAAGAACCCGTGCTGGATTAACCAAAGCACAACTACTCACAAGGGTTGAAGAATACCTTAACCCAGTTGAAGAGGAGTCTTCCGATGATAATAATAACGAGGAACCTCTCACAGGAGACAATACGGAGTGATATAAATGGCACAAACAATAGTAATAGATAGCAGACACCACATTTTAGGTGACCTAGTTTTGATAACTGGAACATTCGCAAATGCAGGTGGCACTCAAGGTGGAGACATTTTGCTTGCCGACCACCTCAGCAAGATATTCGCTGCAGGTAGCAATATGAATGAAGCCGGTACCACAGACACTGAAATTGACGGAACTCTCGGAACAAAACTGACCTTGGCTCAAGGAGCCACTAACAAAGCAGGTCAGTGGTGGGCACTGGGCAAGCGATGAGGTGAGACCTCATGGCGTTCCAATTTTCCATTAGTGTTCCTACAGCAGGTCCTTATCCAACAAAAGCCCTCATCAACAATGGTGCGGGATACGCAGCAGGTACAGCCACTGCTATGACTACTGATGGTGGCAATGCATCTCACGCATTCCCCGTTGGTTCAACGGTCATGGCAAAGGATGTCAATGCACGGTCTGACCCATTGCGAGTTCTTGGTGCAGTCACCGCCAATAGTGCGACAACTGTTCGCATCGGCGCTGGAACGAAGTTCGCAGTAACTGACAATTTGGAATTATATTGTATTGATTCAGCGACAGTAGTGTATAAGTTGGCTAAGGCGTATGCTGCAACGGCATCATTTACTTTTGGTGTAAATACATATGTTCAAGTATCTGACGATGGAAGAGGTAATTTAATTTATGTATATTCTGACTTTGCATGAGGTGGTTTTATGGCAGGATTATCTCTCAAAGATGTTCACTACATGAACAAACAGGGATGGAGTAAAGCCGAATCGTTTGGTGTGGATTTGACACCCGCTGAAGATACAATCAATTGGAAGAACTACGCTACCAAAGAACAGAATACACGCAACCGGCAAGTTGCTGATGTGTTAAACATTGGTTCTGGTACACGATGTGCTAAATGCGGAATGCTTCACATGTGTTGGATACCTAAGTGTGGCGCATGTGGTATTGATATGAATTACAATCTAGGCACAGTGGAGGCGACACAATGAATCCTATAGACCAAGCATGGGTAATTATCAAACAATCTGATGACTACGGGGATGTAGCAACATCTCTACAAGGAGCAGAAGAAGTGTGTCCTGAATGTGATGGAGACGGTGAAATATCTGCACCATCACTAGGTATAGGTATGAAAGATTGCCCAGTGTGTCAAGGCACAGGTATCAAAAAAGGACATAGAGATGTTCATGGAGAGGAACAAACTTCACATTGCGAGTTATGTGGTAAAAGAATAACATTAGATGAAGTCGGTGGTTTTACTGATTCTGGTCCTCACTGTAAGGAATGCGACAATAATCTATGCGAGCACTGTAATGGAGACGGTTATCATGGTGATGCTGGGAACATGTCAGGTGATTACGGAAGTGACAGTCAGATGTGCGAAGAGTGTCAAGGTAGTGGTTTAGCATCTGGTCCGCCAAAAAAAGATGATTACATGCCATCCGATGGTGAAGGCTACGAAGGCGCGCTCAACGAATGGAAGGATAAATATGGAAATCAATGATGCAATGAATCATGCATTCAGTTTGTTAAAGACAGGTCCTTCACAAGAACAACTTGATGCTCAATCAAGAGAGTGGGCTGAACAAGATGCTGATGATACATGGGATGCGGAATATGACGATGACGGTCAAACTAAAGATGAAGACCCTTGTTGCACTGAAGCAAAAGAAGCAATGGCATCGCACTGGGAGTTAATGGACCATCATTGGAATGAGCCGAATGATGTCACTGACCATGATAAAACTAGGGCAAACATAATGAACATGGAATGTGATGAATTACAAGAATGGCTAGACGGAGAGATACGGGATGAACTAGAGCATAACAACGACAACCATTGGACTGGATTCTTAGAATCACTTAGAGCAATTCAAGACCAATGGGATGCTTGTTCTTCAGAATCATTTAGTGATATGAAATACGCAGGTGAACCAATAGATATATCACACAATTTCTTAAAATCTCAAATGAGTGATGTTCACATTGGGTTTCAAGAAGACCCTAAACGAGAAATTGAAAGGCTTCGTCATCAGGGTATATCCCGTGAAGAAGCAATGGCAATGTATCAGCAATACCTTGATTCACTTGAACAGGGTGCGTAATATGAAGGGGGAGTGTAATGCCATCAGTATTTCAACCAGGAGAACGCGCACCACAACCCATTGACCCTGACGCAGTCATATACACA